CACTTTACGTACAGTGGGAACGAAGCAGTGTAGGTCACTTTCATACCTGCTTTTTAAGGAAAATCTTTAACCGGATACTTTTAATGTCTTTCCAGGACCTTATTTCCAATTTAAGTTCATTGGCAACTAATGCATCATTTTAGGTTCATGATATAACCAGACAAGTTTATAGTCATTCCGAGACTGTTAGTATTTACTCACTTATCAACTCACCGTAAACGCTACGTAATATTTCACGATGCGAAAACTGTAGTGGGAACCTTTCTCTTTGTAGTCCAGAAAGTGTAATTGCATTGTATAACTTCATATGATAGCCACTAAAATATTCCTTACCCCAAACGGCTGCTTCTCTCAAAGAACTATCGACGTTTGATTCAAAAACTTCATCAAAAAGTTCCCCTTTGCGAGTCCAAAGTGGGAGTTCATGTATAGTGCTCTTATCCAATGGTGCCAAACAAAATGAATGTTCATTGAAGTAAAGAAAAGTTCGTTTAAGAAAATAAATTTTATCAATAGTGAAATGATCGTTACTCAAAGCTGCATCTTTGACGGAAGGTGTTAACACATAACCTAGCTCCTTTAAAGAGGCAGCTATGGTGTTCTGATTAAACTGTGACCGAAGAGACTTGTCACAGGAGAGCATGTGATCGTCTCCATAGTTGACCATGCAAACATATCTTTCAAATGGTTGATCGCGAAGGTTAGGAAACAAATCATAAAATGCATATCTGTGTAAAAAACTAACAATCATAGTGTTAATAATAGTTGTCAATGAGATACCTGAAGTCATCCCAACCGGGAGTGAAAACAAACACTCACCAAGAATGACACGTGAATGGACCACTTCATGCCACAAGAGTTTCCTAATGGAACTACTATTGTCGCAATCATCATACCATGAGTCAATAACATCATAAATGTCCCACAACATGTGTTTTTGGTGGCTGCAATCAAAAGCAGAAAAATCACCATCTGTCACTAATGGATAAACTGAATTGTCAAACCTGCGCATGCGCATCACCAAGGCCTCCCAATCTAAACTAAGTGGGTTTATGCCAACAGCACTTTCGACGGAAAACCTTGCTTTTGTGTAACATGAAACAAACCTACCAAAGTATTTATTGAACAACACCAAAAGAACTGTTCCAGCACCAAAGAACCCTCTAGATTTACCAGTTTGGTACTTAACTTCACTAACTAATTCGCTCTTTAGGTTAAATGTAAAAAAATCAGTAATTCGATGCCCATTCTTAAGTCTGTCTTCTTGTTCAGTAATGAGAGCTTCTAAGACTTTAAAACTTGCATTGGTACTGTCTCTGGGATCCATGAAAACTCTGGTTTTCAATGACCCATATTTCTGCTTGAGAATAACACCCGGAGCAGATGAAGAATTCAAACCTTCTACGTATTCGTCCTCACAATCTCCATACACGCATTGTTCAATGGAAGGCAATGACATGTCTGGTGCTTTTGGCATGGCACAAATCATCTGCTTCAATGACAATTTTGAAAGTGTCAAAGGTTCAGACTCCACATAAGGCAAAACAGGTCGTTGGAATTTGACTAAGGCATTGCGCAAAGGTGAAATACCATCAAATTGTTTCAACCTTGCTAAGTTCTTCCTTGGCACACAGTCTTCTTTACCTGAAATAGGGCTGGGTACTTTCGAATGAGTCAAACCTATCTTATGTGTGAATTCGCATGAACCCTCAACTGGAAAACCATCTAAAAGCTGTGGAATTGGACCAGGATGAATATCGTCTACTACACATGTTTGTTCTGAGAACATGGACATCATTTTGTCAACCTCCTCTTGACTAATAACTATACTAATACCCATACCATCAACACCTCCGCCAGCTGAGTGTATTCCAACCACCCTGTGGGTAGATTTGTTAGGATTGAGCAATATAAGAGGCGACCCACAATCACCACTCTTAGTTGGCACTTTATAAGTGACGACTCTACTTAAAGAGTAGGACACACCACCAAATTGAAGATTGTTCTCATAATTTGTAATGTGAGTTTGTCCTTTAAAAGTGGAAACCGAATCCAGTGACCTGAACCTGGCAGCCAACTCCATTTCAGAATGTTTGGTAAAATATTCTTCTTTAACGAACTTTTGACTAATGTCTCTAAAATCTCTAAAGTGTCGTGGCATTTCAAAAAATACGTAGTCATTGTCGAAGTTGTTCGCATGTTCTTTCTCGGACATACAGTTAAATAAGTCCAAAGAAGCAATTTTGAAAATTATGGTACCATTTTGGCTAAAAATTATTAATTTCTTACCAACATTCTCGTCTTCACTAATTTTATTCATAAAGTAGTACACATAGTGTAAATTACAAACAGCTACTCTACCTTTAATCATGAGGACAGATCCTAAAATAACATCCGAACCTTCCCATTGCATGTCAATAACATTCTTATTGTAAATGGAAACAGCAGTCTGTATTCCATTTGACCACATCTGTGGGACTTTAGAACGCAAAGATGCCATTGACTTAATCACTTTCGGTTTAGCTTTTGGTGTGTGACCTTCATAGACACCTTGAGGAGAAGCAAAAGTCTTGTCTCCAGTAGCAAGGTGGTAAATGCCAAACATGCCCATTATTGCTACACCAAAAGTGACAATAGGATGCTCACAACACATCTCTGTGAAACTTTTACCAATGCCATACATTGAGGAGACGACATACTTGGTGACTGAGGTTGCAACAGAACCGAAACTGGTTGTGACATTAATTGCACTTTCCACAGCTTCTTCTTTCCAAGTAAGACTGAAATCATCTGTGTACAAAGGAGGTCTGAACCTATAATTAACAAATGGACCAGAACTTTTCTCTTTGATGAATCGATCGTACATGTCTCTGTCTGTCACTTTAAGGTGATAAGCAAGCATTGCACTAGATTGCAAGTCACCAATTCTAAGTCTTTGGCTCTGCACCTGACTGGCAAATAATAAGTAAAAATAAGGGTCAGACTCAAGAAGAGTAGCAACCAACCATCTGACTTTATTATCATCTAACAATTTAATAATTTTAGACTCTTGCTGTGAATTAGGACACAATGACCATCGAAGCGGACGCTCTGGTTTGTCAGGGTATTCATACTCCTTACAGTAAAACTCTGAACTTGGTTCACATTCACTCTTCTTAGAAAAAGTGAAGTTGAACATCTGCGGTTGTGATCGTATGTTTTTAATATCCTCTCTAATAGAATCAACTGTGTCTAAAAACTTAGCTTTCTTCAAATTCTCACGAGTTTTCAATACAGCTTCAATGTAAGTTTTTTGATTCTGAGCATAGACTTCGTAATTAAAGAGATACTTGGCCTTGATGTCGTCCATGAGCTCATCATATGTGTATGCCTTGGAGGTATCAGCCTTGCCTTTCGACCAGCTGTACCTAAAAAACAAATACATATCTTTAGTGACGTTAATGGGATGAATATTACCATTGTCATCAACTACTCTGAATTTTTTGTGATCTATGGTTTCAGAATAAGTGCCCTGTTGAGAATTAGGTGTCAAGTACTCTGGTTTCAAAGACACGTACCACCCGTTCCATCGCCTACGAAGTGCTCTGCCTGACACAATACTCTCTGGTTCTAACTTCCGAAGATTAGTTGTTGCTAAGCAGAATTTCGCATAGTTGCGCAAGTTGCCTTTCTCTTCCAGGCTGGCTGAGTGTAACTCATGAGGGAAACTATTCATTATTCTAATAGACTGCATGGCCTCACCATCAGGATTTGTTTTATCTTCAATGGCTTGTCCATAATCATCCATGATTATAACTTTGACTTTGTTGTGAAATCCATCCCAATACTCATTTTCCGACTGTCTGTTGTACTGAAATGTCCTATCCTGTTGTAAATGAGCTTTAAACTCATCTTCAGTTGAGTCCATAGCTGTACAATCATCAGCAAGGAACTTTAGTAATACTGATTTCTTTACTCCAGGTGGGCCAACAAACATATACCCTAAGGTTTCAAACCTGAGGCCAACTTCTGA